GAGGATACGATCTTGCTTAGAACAATGCTTACTTATCAACGATTACGAGGCCAGAATCTTTGTGCAGTGGGATTTGATGAGGCAGACACTATCCCGAAACGAGAGGCAGAGAGCGCAATGAACATGGCACTTGCAAGACTTAGATCAGGTAATGTTCAACAGTTTTATGCAACAACAACTCCCGAAGGTCATGGCTGGGCATTTGAAACATTTGAAAAAAATAAAAAATCAGATACAGGATTAATCCAGGCAAAGACAAAAGATAATCCTTATCTACCTAACAACTTTATTCAATCTCTTGAGGAAAATTATCCACCGCAGCTGATCAAGGCTTATTTACTAGGACAATGGGTCAATTTAACTAGCGGTCAGGTTTATAACAGGTTCTCCAGGGAGCATCATGTCATCAACAAAATACCGTTTGATATCAAGATGGAGACTTTACTTTGCGGTATAGATTTCAACGTAATGAACTGCAACTGCGTCATTGGTGTGAGGGATGGTGACAAGCTGGTAATTATTGATGAAATATCCAAACAAAAAGATACAGATGCGTTGGCACAAGAATTACTTAGACGTTATCCTTCAAACAGAATATTAGTTTACCCTGACGCTAGTGGTTCAGCACGTTCAACGATTAACGCATCAAAGACAGATCTCGCCATACTCCAAGGTTACGGCTTCGGTTCAATGGCTCTCAAGAGCAACCCCTTTATCAAAGATAGAGTTGCAACCGTCAATGCGTTACTACAGAACGGCAAAGGGGAAAGACGTTTGGCGATTCATGCCAGTTGCACTCGTCTGATTGAGTGCCTTGAATTGCAAAGTTACGATGAAAAGACAGGAGATCCAGACAAACAGAATGGATATGACCACATGAATGATGCTCTTGGTTATTTAATTTATCGTGAATTTAATTTGCTTTATGGTAGGGCAGGCAAGCGAACAGGGATTAGAATATATTAAAAGTAATGGTACTATGAGGAAAAACCGTGTATAGCTCTTTTGATATTTACAATCAACCTGTAACACTAGCTCCTACAACGGTTGCAAGTCCTAATGCTGCCTATCAGAGAATGGCAAATTTCTGGGGTTTGGTTGAAGATTTGAAAGAGGGAACATACAAAATCCGTAGTGAGCATAGAAAATATTTAAATCAAGAGCCAAGAGAAACTGACGATGCTTATGACACAAGGTTGGCAAGGTCAACAGTAGTGCCATATCTGCAACGTATTGAGAAAATGTTAAGCGGTATGCTTGTTAGGAAGCCTATCAGACTTGATGATGTTTCGGATCTTGTTCGTGAGCAGCTTTTTGATGTTGACCTTGAGGGAAATGATCTTAATGTTTGGTTATATCAGACAGCTAGAGTTGCGATTTCTTTTGGTCATGTTGGTGTTCTTGTTGATGCACCGAAAGATGGAGAAAAAGTCAGACCATATTGGGTGACATATGAGCCAAAAAATATTTTGGGATGGAGAACAGAAGTTATTGATGGTGTAAGAAAATTAACTCAACTGCGATTGATGGAACAGGTTGTCGAATCTGATGGTAAGTATGGCGAAAAGATTGTAAAACAGATCAGGGTGCTTGAGCCTGGGCGATATGAAATCCATAGAAAAAATAATAAGGGTGAATATAAATTACATGATGAAGGCGAGATGAGCATAAAAGACAAGATTCCTTTTTCTGTTGCCTATTCAAACCGAGTTGGATATTACGAAAGCCGAAGCCCTTTATATGACATTGCAGAACTAAACCTCAAGCATTATCAGATACAGAGTGACCTTGATAATATTTTGCATATAAGTTCTGTTCCATTACTTGCAGTTTTTGGCTATCCAAATGCAGATGAGATTACAACAGGGCCAAATGAAGCATTATCATTACCACCTGAATCAAGAATGGAATATGTCAGTCCATCGGGTGACAGTTATGACAGTCAGTTCACAAGATTAAAAGATATAGCAGATCAGATTAATACTTTGTCACTAGCTGCGGTGCTAGGTCAAAAGTTAGTTGGTGAGTCGGCAGAGGCCAAGAGGATTGATAGATCACAAAATGACAGCACAATGATGGTCATTGCCCAGCAGATGCAAGATTTGATTGATAATTGCCTCAAGTTTCATAGTGAATATCTAAATGAACCTAATGCTGGTAGCAGTTTTGTTAATAGAGACTTTGTTACTGCAAGATTAGAACCACAAGAGATCCAATCATTACTTGCATTATTCACTGCTGGCACTATCAGTCAGGAAACATTACTGACACAGTTAAGCAGTGGTGAGATTCTTGGTGATGACTTTGATGTGGAGGAAGAAGTTGAGGCAACACAAGCTGGTGGGCTGATCGAAATGGAAGCCCCAACAGAACCTGACGCAGCTTAATGAATGTCAATTCCAGAGGTATTTTTTAGAGAGATTATTGATCTCAACCGTTTCAGTAATGCTGTTGCAAAAAAATATGCTGTCACTTACAACGAGGTTATATTAAATGCTGCAAAACAATTAAGAAATATTGAATTAAGACAAAGAAAAGCTGGAGAGGCGGTTGTTGTTGCACCACAGACAAGAAAAAGACTTAGGGCAATCATAAAACAGGCAAAAGACAGCCTTAATACATGGTCTGGTGCTACAGCAAGAGATTTCAAGAAAGAATTACAGGGAATAACTCTTTTACAGAGAGATTTTATTGTAAATGAACTGAAAAAGGTAACAGCATCTGGTGATGTGCCGATCAATAGCGTTGCTGTAAGTCCAAAATATGCCGATTCATTTATCAGTGTCGATCCCACCCAGACAAATATTTTTACAAGTAAACAATTTACAGAAGATGATTTTGTAAAGTTTGGTGCTGGTAAGTTTGAACTCACTGCAAGACAAGGTGCTGCTGTAACTTTGCCAAATGGCCAAACTGTAGAAAAAGCATTTCGTGGTATTGCTGCCAGTTCACAAGAAAAACTTGCATTGGCAATCAGATCAGGTGTATTTAGTGGGGAGACAACACAACAGATTGCAAGACGTTTAGTTGGCCAGTTGAATTTTGAAGATTTAGATAAAAATGTAAAACAAATTGCAAAAAAAGGTGGAGATGTAACTAAATTAGCTAATTATCAAATACAAACTATTATCAGAACTTCTGTCAATCAAGTGCAGAATCAAGCAAGTCAGGCTGTTTATGCTGCGAATAGCAAAGTTGCTCCTAAATATGAATACGTTGCAACACTAGATTCAAGAACTACACCAATCTGTCAGAGACTTGATGGTCAACAGTTTGAATATAATAAAGGGCCAACACCTCCTCAACATTTCAACTGTAGGTCAACTACTGTTCCTGTTGTTGACTTTGATGGATTGCAAAAAGAATATCCTGGGTTAGAAAAACCACCCGAAACTGCACTTGATACAAGGCCAAGCATGACAGGTAGAGTTCCACAGGGGCAGGCTTATGGTGATTGGTTGCTAGATCAGAAAAAAGAACTACAGATAAAAACTCTTGGCAATGAACAGAGAGTAAGATTTTTTAAAACATTAGCTGGCAAAAAAGGAAGTTCTGGTCAAAAGGCATTGAGACAGATCATCAGAAGCGATGGAACAGAAAAGACAATAGACCAAATAAAAAAAGAATATAAACTATAGATATGCCATTAAAAAAAGGAAAATCTGAATCTGTTATTTCAAGCAACATCCGTTTGCTGATGAGAGAAGGTAAAACATTGAAGCAAGCACAGGCCATTGCATTATCTACAGCAGGCAAAAAGAAAACAGCTAAGAAACGCAAAAGGAAGTAATATAAAGACAGCTACTTTTATTGTCATGCCTTCACACTATGGTTCAATGAAGCCCAAAGGAACAAAGAAGAAAAAGAAAGGAGGCAAAAAGTAATGGGATATACATTCAAAGTTCAGACTTATGATGAGTCAAAGCCAAAGGTTGAAAACTGTGAAGTAAAACCTAAAACAACTAAGAAAAAATCTAAAAAGTGACTAGAAAGTTCAGGCGAGTTGCAAAAGACAAAAAGACAGGTGTTCCTAAAAAATATCTGTCTGGAGCAAAGAACAAGGCAGCGAAAGCTGCTGAGATTAAGAGAACTGCCGAAGCCTACAGAAAAGGAGAGTTTATTGATATAAAAGCTGTATCTAAATCACGCACCAAACAAAATGTCTCAGGCAAAAAGAAGAAAACCAC